GCGTTTGAACAAGCCTTCGAGCACCTTGGCACGGGCGCCGCCCTTGATGTGCTCGGGGAACCAGGCGATCTTGCCGCCGCTGTCTTGAACGGCGCGCTCCAGGATGGTCTGCTGGTTGGGGTTGAGTGCGGTGGTCATGGCGTCCTCACGCTTGCATGGCGGCGGTGCTGCTGTTGCCGCTGGTTTGATGTGCTGCGGTGACTTTGCGCGTGCGTTGCACGGGCTGCTTCGGTGCGCCGCCTGCCGCACGCAGACCAGCGTCAAACGCTGCTTGCAGGGCGCTCTTGACACCCCAGACGCTCACGTCATGAAAGTCCAGGCTGTCGCGGTGGCGGGTTTGCAGGGTTTCGATGAACAGGTGGTCCAGGGCAATCGATTCGAGCAAGAGCTCGATCTCGTCGGGGGAGAGTGCGGTGGGTTGCTTGGGTTTGGCCATGTCGGGCTCCTTGGTGGGTTGCTTGTCAATCGACATCCGCATTCACGCGCTGTGCGCCACAGAAGCCAAGCTCTTTCTTATCCCGGGTGATTCACTCGCCTTTGCCTGACCCATACCTCGAGGAGGCCACCCACTTGCACTGAAGTGATCAATACCATGGGACTGTCCATCCGCGCCTACGCGCGCCACCGAGGCGTGTCGCACGTGGCCGTCAAGAAGGCCATCGACACCGGGCGCATCAGCCAGTTGCCGGACGGCACCATCGATCCGGTGGTGGCCGATGCCCAGTGGGCGGCCAACACCACACCGACCCGGCGGTCGGTGGCAGATATCGCCAGTGACAAACAGGCTCCGCAGGTTTCCGCATCTGCCCGCGAGACTCCCCAGACTTCCGCCAAGTTGGCGCGGGAAACGCCTGAGCCACCCACCCCGGCGCTGTCATCGGGCGGCACTTCGCTGCTGCAGGCCCGCACCGTCAACGAGGTGGTCAAGGCGCAGACGAACAAGGTGCGTCTGGCCCGCTTGAAGGGCGAATTGGTTGATCGGTCACAGGCCGTGGCCCATGTTTTCAAGCTGGCCCGTGCGGAGCGCGATGCCTGGCTCAACTGGCCAGCACGCATCTCGTCGCAGATGGCCGCAGGCCTCGGTGTCGATCCGCATGCCTTGCATGTGGCGCTGGACGCTGCTGTGCGTCAGCAATTGCAGGACCTGGGCGATTTGCAGGCCAAGGTAGATTGACCATGGACGAGCTGTATTACGAAGGCTGGGACGCCATCGAGCGTGCTTGGCGCGAGGGTCTCACCCCCGATCCGCTGCTCACCGTCTCCGAATGGGCCGACAAGCATCGGGTGCTCTCCAGTAAGGCCGCCTCGGAGCCGGGCCGCTGGCGCACCAGCCGAACACCTTACCTGCGCGAGATCATGGATTGCTTGTCGCCCATGTCCCCGATCGAGCGGGTGGTGTTCATGAAAGGTGCCCAGGTCGGCGGCACCGAACTGGGCCTGAACTGGGTGGGTTACGTGATCCACCACGCCCCGGGTCCGATGATGGCGGTGTGGCCGACGGTCGAGATGGCCAAGCGGGCCTCCAAACAGCGGATCGACGCGCTGATCGAGGAAAGCCCCGCCATCCAGGAGCGCATCGCGCCTGCCCGCAGCCGGGACTCCGGCAACACCATTCTCGCCAAGGAGTTCCATGGTGGCGTGCTGGTGATGACCGGTGCCAACAGCGCGGTGGGGCTGCGCTCCATGCCGGTGCGCTACCTGTTCCTGGACGAGGTGGATGGCTATCCGTTGGATGTGGAGGGCGAAGGCGACGCAATCTCGCTGGCCGAGGCGCGGACCCGCACCTTTGCTCGGCGCAAGATCCTGATCGTCTCGACCCCGACGATTGCCGGGGCCAGTGCGGTGGAGCGTGAGTTCGAGGCGTCGGACCAGCGCCGCTACTTCGTGCCGTGCCCGCACTGCGACCACCGCCAGTGGCTGCGGTTCGAGCAGCTGCGCTGGGAGCGGGGCCAGCCAGAAACGGCCGCCTACATCTGCGAGTCTTGCAGCCAGCCGATTGCCGAGCACCACAAAACCTGGATGCTGGAGAACGGCCAGTGGCAGGCTTGCGCGCCAGAACAAGCCGGGCGCACGGCCGGGTTTCACCTCTCCAGCCTCTACAGCCCGGTGGGCTGGCGCAGCTGGATCGAGATCGCCCGGGCTTGGGAGTCGGCAGCCATGTCCGATTCCCGCTCGGCCTCGGCCATCAAGACCTTCAAGAACACCGAACTGGGTGAAACTTGGGTCGAAGAGGGCGAAGCGCCCGACTGGCAGCGCCTGCTGGAGCGACGAGAGGATTACCGCATCGGCAGCGTCCCTGCCGGTGGCCTGCTGCTCACTGCCGGTGCCGACGTACAGAAGGACCGAATCGAAGTTTCGGTCTGGGCCTTTGGGCGCGGTAAGGCGGCGTGGTTGGTCGAGCACCGGATCCTGATGGGCGACACCGCCCGCACCGAGGTCTGGTCAGCCCTGGCCAAGCTGATGGGCGAGACCTGGACACACAGCAGTGGTTGTCAACTGAGCCTGGCGCGCCTGGCGCTCGATACCGGCTACGCCACCCAGGAGGCCTATGCCTTTGTGCGCAGCGTGCGCGATGTCCGGATCATGCCGATCAAGGGTATCGCGGGCGGAGCGGCGCTGATCGGCACGCCCACAGCGGTGGACGCCACGGCCAGTGGCAAGAAACTGCGCCGGGGCATCAAGGTGTTCCCGATAGCAGGCGGCATCGCCAAGCTGGAGTTCTACAACAACCTGCGCAAAAGCGCCGAGGTGGCTGAAGACGGCATCACGCCGATCTACCCGGCCGGCTTCGTGCACCTGCCCAAGGTCGATGCGGAATACCTGCAGCAGCTGTGCGCGGAGCAGTTGATCACCCGGCGCGACCGCAACGGCTTTGCCCACCGCGAATGGCAAAAGATGCGCGAGCGCAATGAGGCGCTCGACTGCTACGTCTACGCCCGGGCGGCCGCTGCCGCCGCTGGCCTGGACCGGTTCGAAGACCGGCACTGGCAAGAGCTGGAAAAGCAACTCGGCACCGACCCTCCAGTCGTTGTCAAAGAAATCACAACCCCCGAGGCCACCCGAGAACAGAAGTTCGACGGTGGCCTCAGCACTTCTGGTGGCGCCAAACCGAACCCGCGTCGGGTGGTGCGAAGCCGATGGATGACTTGAGTGAACAAATAAGCATGACCTACACACCAGAACACCTGCAGGCCTTGCGCGAAGCGCTGGCCAGCGGCGAGCACCGCGTGACCTATGAGGGCAAAAGCATTGAGTACCGCAGCGTGGCCGATTTGAAGGCTGCGATTGCCGAGGTCGAAGCCACCATGGCTCGTGAGTCCGGCGCACCCAAATCCCGCCAGATCCGGGTGACCACGAGCAAGGCACTCTGATGGCCTGGCTCAAAAATCTGCGTCGCCGCATGTTCGGCGGCACGCCCGTCTACGAAGGTACTGGCGGTGGTCGGCGTGCACTGGCCTGGATGCCCAGCAACCCGGGGGCGGTCGCCGCTTTGTCGCTGGCCCAAGACGAACTGCGCGCCAAGAGTCGTGACCTGGTGCGCCGCAACGCCTGGGCAGCGGCTGGCATCGAAGCGTTTGTGGCGAACGCCATCGGCACTGGCATCAAGCCGCAGAGCATGGTGCAGGACCAGACCACGCGAGAGGCCATCCACAGCCTGTGGTGGGACTGGTGTGAACAGGCCGATGCTGCAGGGCTGACCGACTTCTACGGCCTCCAGGCCCTGGCCACCCGCGCCATGCTCGAAGGCGGCGAGGCACTGATCCGACTGCGTTACCGCCGCACCGAAGATGGTCTGCCGGTGGCGCTGCAGATCCAGGTGCTGGAAGCCGAGCACCTGCCAACCACCATGAACCGGGATCTGCCCGGCGGAAATGTCATTCGCGCTGGCATTGAGTTCGACCGTCTTGGTCGCAGGGTGGCCTACCACCTGTACCGCTCGCACCCCAATGATGGCTTGCTAGCCCCGATGTCCAGCAGTGCCGGCGGCGGTGCCATGGACACCGTCAGGGTGGATGCCAGTGAAGTGATCCACCTGTTTCGCCCCTTGCGTCCCGGCCAGATCCGGGGCGAGCCGTGGCTGACCCGGGCGCTCGTCAAACTCAACGAGCTGGACCAGTATGACGATGCGGAGCTGGTGCGCAAGAAAACCGCCGCCATGTTCGCTGGCTTCATCACCCGCCTGGCCCCAGAAGACAACCTGATGGGTGAGTCGGCAGCGGACGCCAACGGTGTGGCGCTCGCGGGCCTGGAGCCTGGCACGCTGCAAATCCTGGAGCCGGGCGAAGACATCAAGTTCTCGGCGC